TGCCGCTGCCTCAAACTGGTCTGCATCTAGCAAGCTCTGGACATAGTTCTTCACTATTTCCTTCGCTTTTGGTATATCCAATTCAACCTTTCCTTTCACAGATGCCGCATTTAGAATGATATGCTTTGCCGCATAGACAATTCCAACATCTTCATCCCTGTCAGCCTCTTCCCGAATCTCCTCGGCTAACTTGATCGTTCTATTTACGCTTCCGCCTATCACACTAGTTCTGGTAGATTCCGTTCGCTCTTAAATCGAAGCAATACATTCCACACTTGCTCAAGCGTATCATCGCAACCCCTTACTCGCCGATTAGATTTCTTGCCGTCATCGTCGTAGCTTTCAACATTAAACTCCTTAAACTCTCCAGAGTCATATCGAAGTTTACTTCTGATCTCTTGCTCTAAGTCGCTAATTACAAGTAATGCGTCAAGTCCAGACAACGCATAGGCATGGTCGTCTTGTTCTTCGGGTAGCGAAAATTCCAAAATAGCTTTCATATTAAAAATAAGAATATCTATATACTACTTTTTGTTTAGCGTTTAATTGTATTGTTTTATTGAAATTCTGAAAATCAACCTTTGCTTGATGAATCGTTGAACATCCGCAAAGCGGAAAAATTAAAAGCAATATAATCTTTTTCATTTTATATTTTTATTTATCCATTCTGCAACTCGTTTAGCTTGTGGCGTTTCTTCTTTTATTATCTGATCGTAGCAAACATCTCCGTATGACTTAAATATCTGGACATTATTTACTAACCATCCCATATGGTATCCAGAACGCATAAAGTCAATGAAATTCTGCGTAGCTTCTCTATCAACGACAAAGTTTAACTTGCCAAATTTATGCTCCCAATACTCTTTTGGTTGGCAATTAATATGCCCATGCCCACCTTGCCCCGGCACTGCTGCTGAGAAGATAATCGTCGGAGCCAACTCTGTTAGCTTCTCTACAACATAATCCGCTTCATACGGATCAATATGTTCTGCTACCTCCAGACAGATAGCCAAGTCATACTTTCCATCCTCATCAAACATCGACTTGATTGTTTCTGGACAACGCTTATCTGGATCAATGCCAATAACATCGTAACCTAAATCACGCAATGCTTGGACATAAATCCCCGGCCCGCAACCTACATCAATTATTTTCATATTTATTCATTAAGAAATACACAAAACAATAAACCATAACACTTAAAACAATATAGTTCATGGGTAATTCTTCATTCCTGCATACAATCCATTGCCATCAGCATACCAGCCTTGGCCCCTATAGACATCTAAAACATCGCTAAAATATTTCTCATACATCGGAGCTACTTTCCCAAGCGTGAAGTTCTCGCCCCACTTCCTGCAATCTATCGGCTTGATGTCATCAATATTGTTGATCGCATCCACAAAGTCACCCATCGTCCTGCATCGGAATCCTGTGATGCCATGCAAATTATTCTCTGCGAAACTACCCCAGTCTGTCGTTATCGTCGGAGTCCCACAAAGCAAGTTCTCAATCTGGACACCTCCAAATGGCTCAATATACTGGCTGGGAACAAACGAAGCCTTCGCATTTGCCATCAATTCCTTACGCTTTACCACACTGGCATATCCGACATATTCAACATGGTCTGGTAACTTGTATCCTTCTTCTTTCTGACCTGCAATAACGAGTTTAACCCCTGCCTTTTCAGTGGCTTGAATCGCAACATCAACTCCTTTGCCAGAATAAACCCTGCCAAGATATAGGAAATAATCTTCTTTCTTATGGTTAAATTCAAAATCTTCTTCATCGAAATAATTTGGAATCACTACATCATACCAGTCCTGTTTGCATGAACCAACGGCAGACATTCCATAATAGGCATGGTATATTGCATATGATTCAAACACTTTCCACCTCGCCCAGTGTCCTCCTGCATAACCAATGCCCGGCTCAACGCAAATCATGTCTTGATGAGCATCGCAGATTGGCCTCACTCCTGAACCCCAGAAAGGAAGAATAAAATCATTCTTCTGCTTCCTCTTCCCTACTTCACGAATCGCGTTCTTATAAAAAGTCTGATAAGCGTGATCGTTCGTGTTGAACTTAAAGAATGTCTTCCTCCAATCATGCGAGCCATAAGATTTCTTAAAATCATCGTTAGTCAAAACTGGCACATTCTCCGTGCAGATTAAATCCGAATCCTCATGGCCATAGTGAATGACTTCATGGCCTCGTTCGACCATCATCTTGCCAAACTTTACAACCTTCTGAGTATATGCACAGGCATTGAACTCTTTCGATGTTACTGTATGGGGAAGGCCGATGCAGTGGTAGCGGTGTCTCATAGTTCTGAAATGCTGAAAACTTCGGGCCTTCCGCAAACTTCCGTTGCCGTATAGCTAGGCTCTGGCAATTCTCCGTTGCTGATCATGATCTGAACCATTTCTTGAGCATCTGACTCACTCTCTGCTTCGATTATAAATTCCTGCACGATGTTCGCAGGCTGTTGTGTTTGGACTATGTATTTATTCATTTTTTAAAATATTCTCTCCTTCTGTATACCCTCCCCGATAAATCTCAACTCCATTTTCTTTGACCACGAACATTGATGGCTTTGTTGAATGATCCCAATGTGATGAAAATCGTTTCTCCTGTAGCCTAATCAATTCTATTCCGAAATCTATTGCAAGCGAAATACTCGTTATGTCTCTGTCGTATATTTCGCGGTAAACTACTTTCTTGATTCCATAAGATGCAATAGAACGCAAGCAATCATTACAGGGTAAAAGCGTGACAGCAATCAAAGCGCATTCGTCTGGCTTCACATAACGCAAAGCATTCTGCTCGGCGTGGACGATGTAGAGCCTTCGTTTATCTCGATCAACCCAATCTTCACGCATTCCAGCGGGAAAGCCATTATATCCTATCCCTGCGACTGTGTTATCATGGCGAAGCAAACAAGCTCCCACCTGACGCCATGGGTCTTTAGACTTCTTCGCGGCAATCGTCGCAAGTTCTAAAGCGTATTCATTCCAGTTCATAGTTCAAACGCTCGTAGCTCACCGGGGATGTCATCTGGGAATCTTATGCTGTCGTTCATCTGCTGTGTGGATTCCTCAATCTCTATCGCGTCTTTTAATTCATCGCGGAGGAAAATCAAAGCTGTTTCGTATCTGTCAAAAGTAGATCGTTCCGTCTCGTGAAGATATCCCTTATGTTCGACAATGAAAACAGGCTCGTTTCCATAGCTCCATTTTACCTCAATCGTCCAATGGCAATCTCGATCCTTGTGATGATCTCCTGCTATTAGCTTGTGGTATTTCTCCGCAAGTTCGGTAATTTGCTTTTCAATCTTCATAATCTAGCACCTCTTTGCTGTTGGTCTCCATCATGTGCAAAGCATGGTTTAATTCATGGTGAAAATGTTCCTCTGTGAAATCCTTTTGATTAAGCCGGAAAATGCAAGCTGATACAACTCGCAGAAGTCTTGCGTAGGTGAATGCTGCGGCGATTCCTGCGATTGTCGCGTCTGAATACTTCGCGTAGATTGGCGCACCTTCGTCGTCGATCTCGTCAGAACCATTGTTCTGAATCAAACCCATCAACCAACCTGCATATAAATCCAGCTTGTGGATAAATTCGTTTGGCTCAATGTAGCTTTCCTCAATTTCTAACTGGCTTTCAATGTCGCGTTGACCATCTGCGAAACCTTCCCAGTATTCTTGGCTTTTATTCATTGGCATGATTCGCATTCTTCGTCGTCTAGGCTACAAACGCGAGGCACAACCTCATCGAAATCTTCGTCTGTTTCAATCTCTGGGCCTTTGATCTCTGAGCCGTGGTCTTTGTCGAGTGTCGGCATCTTGTCGAGTCGTTCAATGGCTGACTTGTCGCTGTAGCTTTTCCCGTATCGGATCGACAGCTTAGACACATTCGCCGACATCGCGCTTTCAATATCAACGCCGATGGAGTCCAGCATTCCGGCAATGTAGAAAAGCAAATCGCCGCATTCCTCCACGATGTTGGCAATGTCGAGTTGCTTCCTGTAAATAGTGGCCTTCTTCACGGCATCGAGCAACTCGCCGGCCTCGCCGCTGATTCCTATTGCCATGTGCAGGCGGTGACAATCGTCTGGCGTTAATTCCTCAGCGATGACTGAACCAGCCTTGCAAAGTTTTCTGACAAATTCGCGGTGTGTTTCGTATTGCATAGACTTCCCCTGTATCATGGTTTTTTCTCTACGCAATCGGTTTTTTCAGATAGAAAAATCTCTAGCAATCGCACCCCCTTTTCAAGTTCGGCGATGCTATCTTCTCGGCTCTTTAGTGCGTCCTGCAGCGTCTTGATTAGAAGGTCGGCATTTTCAGGCGTTGGGGTCTTGGCGTATGCATGAGATAAAATCTCCAGTTCGGTCTTGGTTTTTTTGGACATAGGGGCGTGGATGATGCCCGAAAAGCTTGGAGAGTCAAACACGGGGCCTCTAGCTTCGGCAATGGCATTGCGTGGGGTGTTTTACTGATCGGTAAAAATACCGGATGCGGGAGGAATTGGCGGGAGATTATTCCCGGTCGGTAAAAGTTGGCAATCTCCGACATTTTGAAATGTGGCTTATCCCATACAAACGGCGAAAATATACTCTCTATTGAATACCTGCGAAATATGCGATGCGGCGAATATGCTTGAACCTGTCACAATATGACAGATTGAAGCAAACCCTGATCTGGTATACTTCCGAGGAATCTAGCTCGATTTACCCTTTTCGGGTATAGCAAAAACCCGCGCTGAGATTGAATCTCTTTATCTATTCGGATTCCACAATCTCGGCCTCTATTGGCTCGGCGTCGGATATCCTAGCAACCGGGGCCGCGAGTTCTTTCAGGCTGTCCCTAGTGTCTCGATCTGGAACGGAAAAGCTGATTTTGAAGTTTTGCTGTCCAGTTTGCTCGATCTCTACCTTATCACCGTATTTTTTCGGAGCCAGCTTAGAGGCTGTCCATTTTAGTGCGTCGATCCGTAACCTGCCGATTTGCGCGTCATGTGAGTTAAACGCCTCAGTCATCACCATGTCGGCGAATGTATCAGCCTGCTTTGATCTCGCTCGTGCGTAGTCTTGAAAGAAGTCTGGCTGATTGTCGAGCCATTTGTATACCGTGGGAATGCTTGGCACATCTGGAAGCGCAC